GAAGCTGGTGATTGGGTCGCAATAGTTTTCCAGCAGGAAAACAAGGCACTTAACTAAGTCGCAGGGTAAAAATGGCTGAGGAAACAAACGGCGTTCGCATAACGCAACGAGACATCTACGAAAAGCTCATCGAGGTTCAATCGGTGCAGATTGAGCTGGTTGCCGATATCAAAAACCTCAAAGACCTACCTGCCCGCATGAATCGAGTAGAGCAGAAACTCGCTCGCATGGAGTGGATTGAGAAGCTGGTCTTTACGGCACTTGGTTCGGGTATCACAGGATTCATCGCAGCACTCTGGGCTTTGATTAGATGAGACACCCCTTCTCAAAGAAACTCATAACCTCACGCTTCGGAACAACGGCGAGGAGACTCACCGCACACAGGGGTCTTGACTACGCACCGAAAGAGGGCAAGGCGATTCCTGCGGTTGCAGCGGGAACAGTTCAAGCGGTCAAGTGGTCTTCAATCCTTGGTCATGTCCTAGTGCAGTCGGCTTGGGATGAGATTAACGGCAGAACTGTTTTCATCGGCTACTGCCACCTTCAGGAAAAGCCAACGCTAAAAGTTGGTGACAGGGTAAAAGAAGGTCAGACAATCGGCAAGGTTGGGAATACTGGTTCTGCATCTAAGGGCGCACACTTACACCTGACCATTGGACCTAAAGTCACATCAGTATTCTTTGGTTTAGTTTTTGACCCTGAAACCTTCATTGACGAGCGACTAAGTGCCTAGCTGGAAACACCGCAGAAGACTTATCTATTTATCTTTTGCCCTGTCTGCATTCATGATTCTGTTTGGGGCGATTACCTATGAAGCAGATTCATCAGTCAGCCGAGAACTAATCATCGGCGGAGTGGCTTTGATTTCTATCATCCTCACCGCTTATACTGCTTTTGCTACATACGAAGATGTAAAAACTAGAAAGGCACATGATGAAGATATTTAGTTTAGAGTTCTGGAGCTACGCAGGAGAAAGAGCAATCAAGACAGTTGCTCAGTCTGCAATCGCTGTTCTAGGCACAGGCTCAATCGGGCTGTTTGCTATTGACTGGGTTTCGCTTGCATCGGTTTCACTCGGCGCAGGGCTTCTGTCAATCTTGACTTCAGTAGCCTTCAAGAAGGACTAACGCTCAGAGGGTAGAGTAGCTGCCCAAATCCCATACTTCTGACCCGACTCAACCGCATACCTGAAACACTCAGCCTTGACAGGGCAGGTGTCGCAGAGTTTCTTGGCGATGACTATAGACAGCCTTCGGCGTGTCTCGTCTCGGATTTCTTCGGGGTAGAAAAGCTCAGGGAAGTCCTCACATGGCACACCGCCAGCGGCATGGATAGCCTTTAGCAAGCGGTAGTGCTTCTGGTCAAAATGTCCCATCGCCCTAGCCTAATTTGAAAATGTCAGAGGCAGGGTAGAAACTATGACCATGTTCAAAACACACGCACCTGAGAAGTTCAACAACGCAACCCTACTCGGAGTCTTTGAGGCTGGTTCTGACGAGTGGCACAACGCTCGGAAGGACTCAATCGGAGGCTCGGAGATTTCGACAATCATGGGGCTAAACCCCTTTGAGTCTGCCTACGCACTCTGGGCAAAGAAGACAGGCAAGATACCCTCACAGATTGAAGAGAACTGGGCAATCAGATTCGGCAAAGCATTCGAGTTGCCAATCCTTCAGCTCTGGTCGGAGGAGCATCCTGAGTATGAGGTCTTCCTGACTGGCACATACCAAGATGCCCTTATCCCATTCCGCCACGCCAACCCCGATGCGCTGGCTCGACACAAAGAGACTGGCGAGTGGATTGTGATTGAGGTCAAGACAGGCCGACAAACTTGGGAAGAGTTGCCTGCTGGTTACTATGCACAGGTGCAGCACTACCTAGACATTCTCGGACTAAAGAAAGCCGCTTTGGTCGCAGTCGCAGGAATGACTTGGCATGACTACTGGATTGAGCGTGATGACTTCGAGATTGACATTGCTCGACAGAAGGCGATTGACTTTCAGTCCTGTATGTTCGCCGACCAGCGACCTGAGTGGGATGGCTCGGAGTCAACCTACGAAGCCGTTCGTTACCAGCACCCGATGATTGACGAGACTGAGGTTGAGATTGACTCGCTGCACTATCTTGCAAACGCACAGGCTAAGTATGACGAGGCAGCCGAAGAACTGCGCCTAATCAAGTCACAAGTTCTCGATGCAATGGGTCGAGCTAAACACGCCTACATAGAAGTTGACGGACAGAAAGTTCGCATAGCATCGAGGCAGGCAAAGGGAGAAGGTCTCCCCTATTTGGTAGTCAAGAAGGGAAAGAAATAATGGCTAGGTTTGATTTGTCACAATACGCAACTGTTGAGGAAAGACTCAAAACATTCTGGGCTGATGAGAAAAACTCTGATGCTCGAATCATTACCCTGAATCACACTAGGGATTCTGCGCTGTGGATTATTGAGACGAGAATTTATTTGACGGCAGGTGACCAAGCTAACGAGTTACCGAAGACAACAGGTTGGGCGAGTGAAGCAAACTCCGATGCGTTCGCTTTAGAGCGATGCGAGACATCTTCAATTGGTCGTGCGCTCGCTAACTACATCTACTCAGGCTCAAAGCGTCCAAGCAGGGAAGAAATGGAAAAGGTTGCAAGGATGGATTGGCTCGAAAGAGCTGGTAGTCTTGGCACAATCGAAGAACTGCGAGACCTTTATGCACAAGCTAAAGCCAACAACGCTTCTCAGGAAATCCTAGAGGGGTTGAAACTTTATGCTCAGCGATTTGAAGAGAGCCAAACTCCAAGAGCTGGAGGAGGCGTATCTGGTGGCAAGATTTCGAGGACAGGAAAGTGAAGCTCAGTTCTGGAACAGGGAACTCATTGAGCTTCTGTTAGGGGTGTTGAGTGATACAGGAAATCCAGAGGCAACTAGCGGAACTGATAGCGGAGAACTCTAAGGGTTCGACTGCGCTGTTCGAGGCTGAGAAGGCATTAGCTGAAGCCGAGTATGACCTAGACCTAGCCGAGCAGAAGGCTTACATAAAATCAGCGGGGACTGTCCGAGACCGAGAGGCCATCGCTCGACTTGAGTCGGCAGACCTGCGCCTAGCAAGGGATTTACGCAAGGCCGAACTCAACCGCATCAAACAAAAGGTCAAGTCAATTGAGACGGCTTCTATGGTGCTTGCGACACAGGCAAAACTCATGGGGCAGGAAACCCGTCTGTGAAGCGTCAGGATGCGATTAGACGGGCTGTCGAGGCTCACCCCTACTGCCCACATTGCGGAGCTACAAATGGCCTACAAACGCATCACAGGGCTAATAGAGGCATGGGTGGCTCGAAGGCTATGGATAGGTTTGACAATTTTCTTAGAATCTGCCCTGAGTTGAACTTTGGCATGGAGTCTGACCCTGCGCTGGCTACCGAGGCCAGAGACATGGGCTGGAAGCTAGGCAAGTGGGATGGGTTCGACGCGCCGTATTTTGACAGGGTGGCTATGCAATGGTTCTACCTGACCGAAAATGGGCAGAAAATAGCCTGCGACCCGCCAAATTACTTGATTTAGGCCGTTACCAAACTGTTATCCGACACGCCGAAAACCCTCTTGACAGGTTGTTACTGGTTGTTATAGATTGTTACCACAAGGGAAGAAAGGACCCAAAATGAAGAAGCTACAAGAGATGACAGCAGAAGAACTACAGGCAGTTTGGACAACCGCTTATGAGGCATTTCAGGTTAGTGCTACTGATGCAGTCAAGGCAACGCTAGACGAAATCTGGGCAGAGTTCGTTGCTCGCAAGGCAAGCTAATGAATCTAGTTACAATCAAGCAAGCTGCAGAATCATTGTCAGTTCATCCAAATACAATTCGCAACTGGATGAAGGCAGGGAAAATAAAGGCCATAAAGTTTGGGCCTAACACAATCAGGATTTCACTTGATGAATTGAAGGGGCAAGAATGGACATCGAGGAACTAGCTCGCAAGATGCGAGAGCGAGCCTTGAACATCGAGGCAAGGGAAGAAAAGAAAGACCTGTCAGAACGCAAGCGCAATCAAGACCAACTAGATGCAATGAAGAAACTCTATTTTCATGCAGGGCGTTGGGCAGGCGGAGCAAGAGACAGAACCGCTAAGGCAGCATTTCAGCGGGTGAGTGTAGAGTAAAATAAAACAGGCAGACCATTACGGCCTGCCTGACCGATGAGTAAGCATCGGCAATTCCTATCTTAGGCGATTGCCGAGGATAGGAGCAACATGCCAATCAAGCGTGGCAGACATTCTTGGGACGATAACTTTGCCCAAATCAAAAATTCATGGCTCAGAGATGAGCGACTGAGCTTCAAAGCTCGTGGCCTCTTGGCATACATCGAAACGCACTCCCCCGAATGGAACATCTCTGTCAGCTGGTTAGCTGGTAAGAGCATCGAGGGTAAGGATGCAATCCGTTCTGCAATTCATGAGCTAGAGGTGTATGGCTATCTGAGTCGAGAGCAGGAAAACATTGGTGGTCGCTTTGGCGAGGTGACTTGGACTACGCAAGAACCGCTGGCGGAAAAAGCGTCAGCGGTAAACCCGCCACTTAAGAAGACTATAGATAAGAACACTATTGAAAAGAATAAAGAGAGAGAACTATTTGATGAGTTCTGGAATCTCTATCCCAAAAAGACAGACAAGCAATTAGCTTTTAGGCAATTTAGGAGAGCCTTGAATCGGGCTACCTTTGAGGACATAATCGCAGGGGTTATCAAGTATGCATCCGACCCTAACCTGCCTAGTGAAAAGCGATTCATTAAGAATCCTTCAACATGGCTAAATGCCGATGCTTGGGAGAATGGTCCATTGCCCGAACGCAAGAAGCAAAAGAAACAAACCGACTGGGATGCTCTGATGAAGTATGCGGAGGAATCAGATGCTCAAGACTGAGTGCGCTGCTTTGCTCAGAGAAGTAGCAGCCATTGACAACCGCAAGATGGGACAGGATGTTCTTGACGCTTGGTTTGCAGTCATCGGGTTTCTTCCCTATGAGGTTGCCCTAAAAGCACTTCACGCCGCTCGCAAAGATGAAAGGGTGACTTGGCTCGAACCTAAGCACATAGTCGCATTCTCAAAAGAAGACCGACTTGCAAGACAGGATGATGACTACCTAAAAGAAATGGCTGAAGCTGTTTTTGAACCTGTTCCCTACTGTCCGCATGGAATGGTAATTGCTCTTTGCTTACCCTGCTGCCGAGCAAAGGCAGAAGAACTTGGCTAAGCTAACCGCATGCAGAAACTTTGCCCTCGTTGCGGACTAGTGTGGGAAATACTCTTGACCCGCAAGAACCCCGACACTTGTCAATCTTGCAGGGCAAGGAAACAAACAAAGATAGGTGACTGTTTGATTTGGCAAGGAAACTATGCCGAGGATATGGTCACCCCAATAAGAGAAGACGGCAGTCTCGTCATGAAAGGCGAGAGAACCTGCGGTCACCAAGATTGCGTCAATGAGGCGCATAGAAAGGCAACACAATGAGAGTAAAAGCAACAGTTGAGGTCGCAAGACTTATTCCCTCTTACGGCTTTAAGGGTGTCGAGAAATACAAAGACAAGAAGGGCGAGGAGCGCACCCAATGGGTGACAGTCTGGACTAAGGAACAGGTAAGAGAAGGGGAAACCCTAGAAGTCTCAGGTGACCTGTCCGTCAAGATTGAGAGCTTCACAGGGCGAGACAATGTTCCAAAGCAAGTCGCTGCGATTAACATAAACAACCCGACCATTACCAGAGCGGAGATGCCCTTCTAAACTAGAGGGGTGATTGAACTACATGTTTACGGCAGACCGACCCCTCAAGGGTCTAAGCGAGTATTCAACGGCAGGATTGTCGAGGCTCAATCAGCTAACCTAAAAAAGTGGCGAGCGGCTATTGAAGATGCTTGTCAACCATTCACAGAAGTCCATCTCGGTCCTATAAGGCTTGAGGTGGATTTCTTTATGGAGCGGCCTAAATCAGTCAAGGCCTCAGAGCGACCCCTGCCAATCGTCGCACCCGACCTAGACAAGCTGGTTCGGGGCGTAGGGGACGGCATAGGGCAATCAGGGCGCATCTGGGGCGATGACAGCCAAATAGTCGAGATTCAGGCCCGCAAGTTCTATGCCGATGACCGAGAAACAGGCGCAATTATCAGGGTTTTGGCTTTATAACGGCATTTATAACGATTAGATAACGACACAGGTTTTACCCTTCCCCTGCCCCCATGTCTGAGCTAACCTGTTCTCATCAGGGCAAAGAAAGGACAAGAGAAGCCATGAAGACAGTAACAGCACAGGCAGTAAGCAGAACACTAGGAACTCAGTTCAAGAGAAGCGAAACTGGCACAACAAGAATCAGAGGATGGCACTACTTCACAGGAGGGTTTGAAGTAATCCAATCAGGATTCAAGGCAATCGTTCGCTACCAAGCTTCATCAGACAGAAATCGTCAACCTGTTGACCTTGACTCTTTGATGAATGAATACACCACACTTTTAGCATCAAAGGGCTACACAGTTACACAAATGACATACTGGGGTTCACCAGCGATTGTTGTTGGCAGGGATAACTAATGGACCTGCTAGGACTTGCATTCTGCGTTCCATTTTTCATCGCCGCACTTATGGCACACTTCGGAGCCAACTTCTCTGAAGACAACTACGACACAGGGGAAAAGAAATGACAGTAGAAGAATTTAGAAACCAAGTTGACCGCCAGATTGACTTGTTTGGCATGGCTCAATTCAGCAGAGGATTTGAATCCTGCATCGAAGCTCTTGAGGAGCTTTCTAACCACGCACACAACAAAGGCAACCCAGCACTAGCTGACGCATTGCGTTGGGCTGCTAAAGAACTGATGGGAGAGAACGCATGAGAGCGACCTGGAGAGATATCAAGTTTTGGATTGCAGACAGACTGTTTGAATACGAACTAGACGAGGCTTTTCGTCATGGCATTCAGGAAGGCGCACAATACGCAACCACTTGGCTTTCAATGAGAACTCAGCTCATGGCTGACCGAGTGAAGATGACCAAGGTCGAGCGCAAGGGCTATGACAAGTGCCTAGACATCATCAAAGACGAGCGCAAAGAGATTTCTTTGAGGACAGGGGCAAAGCTGTGATGACCATTACCCTATGGACCAAGCCAAACTGCGTGCAATGCGAAACCACAAAGCGAGAGTTCGACCGCAGAGGCATCATCTACAAGACACGCCGACTCGATAAGTCACCCAAAGCCATTGACAGATTCCTTGAGCTAGGGCTTACCGCAGCACCGATTGTCGAAACCGATGACCGCCGTTGGGGTGGATTCAGGCTAGAGAAAATCAAAAGCCTAGAAACACACCTAAAGAACGAGCGTGCGCATGGGATAAATGTCCCACTAGAACCAATCCGCCAAGTGGCAGACGAGGTGGGCGAAGATGCTTGAATACATCCTCATATTGTCGGTGGTCAACACTTTACTTATAGCAATACTTTTACTAAAGAGAGGGGCAGAAGATGACAAATAGCGAGTTCCAAGAAACCATCCACAAGGCTTGCATGGCAGCCTACGAAACAGGGGTAAGAGAGGGCAGAAGGCTAGAAGCCGAAGTCTTTTGGAAAGCCATAGACTTACACCACACAGGTAACCAGCATGGTGACTACATCTACCTGTCCGACCTTAGAGAAGCACTAGAGGAAATTCAGAATGTCAAGGTGTCCTAATGTTGTCAAAATTGGATTCCAGCAATACCGCATCGTTGAACTCTCATCGAAAGATGACCCACTACTCGCCGATTCAAGTGCAGGTTACACACAAGATTCCCGAAACATTATCGTCATTGACCGAAATCTTGGAGAGGGCAAAAAGAGAGTCACAGTCTTTCATGAGCTACTTCACGCCTGCCGGTTTATCTTCCAAAACGAAACGCCTTCCAAAAAAGTGGAGTATGAAGAATGGGAGCATCATTTCATCAGCCTTTGGGAGAACTCGGTTCTCATGGTCCTCAAGGAAAACCCGGAGCTTACCAAATGGCTACTAGACGAGAACTCAGAGTCATAACTGACTTCAAGCAAGCTGCCGGATTGCTACGCGACCCAAATCTTGTTTGGTCTTCTGACCTTGACTCCATCCGCGAGGACTTAGCTCGCTACCTTGAATCTGCCACAGTTGACCACACTTGGCAGAACCCGACCCTGCAACGCATAG